CGCCGTATCGGTGCTCATGTACGTGATCGTTGGCAGGTTGCCGCTGGAATCGTCGCGCCACGTGAAATCAAACTTGCTTGACAACTCGTTGGGCCCGTCAGCGCCCTGAATGTCGCCATCCCACGTGACCGAGGGAAGCTGAATGCGGAACGTTGGGTAATAGGTGCTCGCAATGGCGGTGGTGCCTACCCACTCCATGACCACGGAGTTGGCGGTATTCGCCACCACAAGATCCTGCAACGCCTTACCGTCGGCAAGCGTCCAATCCACTGTGACGCTGCCCGAGATTTGCGCGGGCCCGTTGAGCACCGGCTGAGACTTGAGGTTGCTGGCGTTGGTTGTGAAGTCCTCGGTATCCATCGGGCGCTCAATGGTGCAAGAAACGTCGCGCACCGAAATGGCGGCCTCGCTGTTGTAGGTGCCGATCTTAAAGGCCATCTGCCCACCGTGGAACGCCTTTACGCCCGCGTTGTGTGACACCGAGGCAAGCGACTGCGTGTCGTCAAACTTGCGGCCGTCAATCTGCAAGTTGGCCTCAAGTAGCCCATCTGTTGAGCAAGAGAACTCAGCGCTTGTGATCTTGCCGCCGGTGAACTCGTGGCATTTGACGGTGCCGTCACGGTAAGGCACGCCCACCTGGCCGGTAATCATTTTGCCCAACGGATCCGCGAGCACGTGCGTTTGCAGGTACGCGGTTGTGGCGGCCTGCTGCACCGGCGAAACGCTGCCACCCATCAACGTGTTGAGTAGTACGCCCATCTTGGAATACGGCACGTCAATGGCGAGCGTGCCCGTGGCCGCGTGGTACGTCTCAACGTAGTGGTCAAGGTTCGGGCCAAAGCTGCCCGTGATGATTCCCTCGCCCTGCACTCGGTTGGGAACGCGGTTAATCGAGGCGCTGCGGTGCTTGATGAACTTGGCGGGTGCAACGCGCGTGCCGTAGGTGGTTTCGGCGCTGAAACCGAAACTTGACCCCATGCCGGAACCAATAGCCATTTACTTGCCTTTCGTTTCGTTGGTGCTTGCGGTTGCCGAGCCCTTGGCTTTTGCCTTGTCTGCGAGCTCCCAAATTGCCTGCTCGCCCTGCTCACCGGTCTGCCAGTAGCAGGGGTCAGAGTCGGGCACGTTGATGACACCGCCAACGGGAACTTTGACCCACCGGTTGCCCATTGGCACCACTAGGTCATCTGGCGAAATGTTGCGGTATTGCGGCATGGGTTGCCCCTTTTCTAGTAAGCGTCAATGGCTCGGTAATGCACGGATAGAACGGCCTCGACGTACGGGCCATAATCGGAAACGCCCACGCGGTGCTTTGTCTCAATCCGCATTATTTGTGGATCCATGCGGTCAGCGTCCACGCCTAGCGACGGGTTGGCGGTAATCGCGGTCAAGATCGCATCAACGATGACCCCGCACCGGGTGCGCATGGCTGAAACGGCATCGTCACCGGATTGCACAACGACGGACACGCGGCAAATGCCATCCTCGGCACGGTTGCCCCACGGCGCGTCATGCCAGTCTGAGACTGTCTCGCCCGCGTCGTCGGAATCAAAGCCGGGCCCGACGCAGACAAACTCGCGCAAGTCGTCATTGGTGTTGGGGAACGAATCGAACACCGGCGTTGTGAGCGCTGCATCAAGGGCGGTAACGAGCGCGGCGTGAACATCAAACAGAATCATGCGAAACCAACCGAGTTGCTCAGCGGGTCGAGTAGCTCCATGACGCGGCGCGGGTACGTGTACCCGAGTCCCGACTCCCACTCATCGCCAGTGTTCGGCCGCTTCGCCCCGCGCTGCGTCGCCCACAAATGCTTTACCATTTGTCTGACCGCGTGACTCGCCAGGGTCAAGTCGTCGCCGGTGACGCCTGCCACGTAAGTAACGCTGATGTTGTCCACACCGCGCGTGAAATATGAGGGCGCGTTACCGCTGACACGCTCCACTGCGCCGCCGTGAAACTTGAGGCGGTACTCACCGGCGCTTAGCGAGGTGCCGCCTTCACTAATGGCGGTCAGCGAGGTGGCTCGAGGGTGACGCAGCACCACAAGCCGCCCGCCGCCGTCGTGCGTCTCGGTGAACGATTCGCGCACAAACTTGCGTTGCGCGTACTTCTCGGCGGCCACCGTTGAGGCTGCGACAAACTCGCGTAGTTCCTCATCATTGGTGGTGCTTGTGATGTTGAGGAATGCTTTCACCTCATCGAGGCTGATAAGCCCGGCACCGGCGGCCACTGTGAACGCGTCCACGTAGGTTGATGCGTTGGTGCCGGTGGCCACCCACCGCACGCCAAAGCGACCCGATACCGCTGGCGTGTACGTTGCCGAGTAGACGCCCGTTGAGGAATTGGTAACGCTTGGCGTTGCGGTAGTGCCGTCAGGCAACGTGATGGTCAGCGCAACGGCTGTTGCGTTGGCCAAAGCCCCGGCGGTGTCCTTGACATTCACCGCCAGGGGCACAACGTCGCCCAAATCAAACATGCGTTATCCCTTGCGGGTCGTGGTTCGCTTAACAGGCTTTGGCTCATCGGCACGCCCAACGGGCGCGGGTGCCGTGTAACCGATACGGGCAAGCTCGGCGTCTACGGCTTTGACGCGTGACGCGTGCCCGTAGGTGTCGAGTGCTGCCCGCTCACGCAGTAGCGCCGCCGTGTAGGCGTCAGGTTCGGCGCTCACTAGCTGGCCACAACGTAGGGAAGTGTGGCAACCGTGGTGGGCGTGGCAATTGTTGCCGGTGCCGTCGCGGTCAGTGCGGAAAGGTTGCCACCGGCTGCGAAACGCGGCACCGATTCGGCGAACGTCGAGTTAGTGGGCGAGCCTTGACGTAGGTAGTTCTCGTCAAAGTATGGGCCATTCTGACGCGTCATAGCGCCTGCCTTTCAGGTGTAGGTGTTCCGCCGATTGAGGAACTAGAACGCGCGCCGAGTGAGCCCCCGGCGTGCGAACTAGCCACGCAATTAGCTGGCAGCAATGCCGAACGTTGGCGTTGTCAGACCCGAGCCGGTGATCTTGCCGTGCGCGCCCGGGTAACGGCCAGCGGTAAACGCTGAGTATCCGTAGGCCACAAGCTTGACGGAAAGGTTCGCCGCATTGGTCTGCTCGGCGCGAATCAGCAACGGGCTGCCTGGCTGTTCCCAAAGGAATAGCTCATCAGCGGTAACACCGAGGATGATGTCGCGCGTGCTGGAATCAGTCGTCGTGATGTTGGCATCAACGATGACAGGCAGGCCCGCGAGGATCCCGCGAACGCCAGCGCCATATGCCTTTGACTGTTCCTGGCCGATGAGCTGCACACCGACGCCCGAGAAACCAAACATGGCTTGGTTGGTGCCGATGGCTGAGCAGAAGAATGCCCAACGTCGCGGGTGCATCACAAGGTGGGTTGCCGCCTTGTAAACGCCCGACTCAATCTGCTGCTGTAGATCCCACAACGGCCCCCATGCCTCGCTTGGCGTCGGGGTCGCATCGGTGTAGGTCACCGCCACAATGCTCGAGGTGTTGAGGATTCCAAGGTGCGTGCCCGAGGTGCCGTCATCAGCGATGATTCCCCGGTCAAGCTCGGTGGCGTAGCGCACCGCAAGATCCTCGATGACGACATTCTCAGCACCAACCGAGCGGTCTACCGCTTGGCGAGACACGTCCTGCTGGCCCGCAATCGTTCGCACGTTCACGGTCAGCAAAGTGTCGTCAAGGTCAGTCTCTTGCACGCCCGCGTTTTCTGTCGCCTGAATGGCGGCGGCGGTCGAGGTGGTGACCCGCGAAATGTTCACGGTCATGCCATCGGCAGGCAACGCCAGCTTGCGGCAATTGTCAGCCAACGGGCGGCCCTTAGCCACGGCCGGTGCAGCCAAATCGGTGAGGTACTGCGGAACCGTCAGGCCAGCAAATGCGCCGGTGCCAACGTCGCGCTTTTCGATGCGTTCCTCAACCATGTGACGGTTGAGGCGCTCGTTAGCGGCAACGTCGTTGCCAAGCTGCCCGCGAACCACGTCAGCGAGGAACGAAATGCCCTCGGCCGGGTTACCCGGTGAGTAGGTGCGCTTCTCGGATCCGACACGCGCAACCTCATCGTACTTGCGCAGCGATGCGCCCGACTCGGTAACGGTGGCCGCATCACGTGCCGCCTTCTCATCTGCGGCCTTCTCGGCGCGCAAATCGTCAAGGCGTGCCGACTGTGCAGCAATCTTGGTGTCAGCCTCACGCTTGGCGATGGACAGGCCATCAAAGCGTGCCTGCTCATCCTCGGTCAGTGCCTTGCGTGCGTCAGCCTCAACGCCCGCTAGTAGTGCCTTCTGGTCAGCGGTGGCCGCTTCCCGTGCCGAGCGCGCGGCCGTCAGTTCGGCCTCGCTAACGGCAATCAGAGTGTCGAAATTCATTGCGTGTTCCTTCCAAAGGGTTGGGTTGGTGCCTTCATCGCTGCGCGCCATCTGGCAGGGCAACCGGGCGAGCGTCTGACGCGCGGTAGGCAGCACAAATCACCCGCATTGATCGCGGGTAGTCGTTGGGTATTGGTCTAGCGGTCAAGCTCCATTGCGGCGCGCAAGTAGGCCACCTGCGACACCTCGGGTGCCGGTGCAACATCGGCAGCGAATCGCGCCGTGAGCCGCGACATAGCCGCGCGCGCCTGTTCCTCGCTCATATGATCGAGCGCGGCCAACAGCGATGCGGCCCGTGCCTCAATCGAGGTGTGAGGATTAGCGCCGTACGTCACCGCTGATACGTCGCCCCGGTCGAGGTCTACCGCGTTAATGCGGTACTCGGTGTAATCCGGCGACCATTGGCCATCAGTGATGCGGAATGCAAAGCTCATTTCTGTGACCGCGCCGTCAGCAATCGCGGCCGTGAGGTCGCGCACGTCGGTGCGTGTTGGGTTGAGTAGCGCACGGCTCAGAAGCCCGGTGGCATCGGCGCTTAGCTCAAGCGTTCCCGCGCCGGTGCGTGCCATCGCTCGGCCCGCGTGATTTTCCAAGAACACAACGTCAGGATTCGCGCTCAAGGTGGCGTCGAACGCGCTCGCTGACACAACCTCGGAGTACGGCCCGTACATGTCATGCATTGTGTAACCGCGTTCCACGACTGACGCGTAACCGGTCAGTTCGGTGAATGCCTTACCGTCGTGCTCAACCGTCTTGGTGCGAATCTCGCTAGAGAACGCCGCGACGCGGCTGCGCGAAACGGGCACCTCGGTGGCCGCGCGTGCCTGCTGAATCGTTGTCATTGTGTTGGTGCTCCGTTCGGAGTCGGTGCCGCTGGCAGCGCCTTGGCAGGATTAACCGCCTGAAACTCGGCCATATCGGCAGGCGTCAGCGGCGGCAGATTCATTAATGCGCGAGCCTCGGAATACGTGCGCAGTTTGGCGGCCACGTCCTCGCGCAACACCTGTTGGCGGGTTTGTGGATCCAAACGCAACAGTGCGTCTTGGTTGAGGCGCACCATGCGTGGGCGAGCAACTAGGCCATTGCTCCACGCTTCCTCGCGGCGCACAATCGCCGGGTTGAGGTTGCGCACGAGTAGGTGCAAATCGTCCTGAGTCACGTTGGCATAAGTCACGGTGCCGCCCGATCCCGGCGAGGCTGCGTCAATGGCACGGCTCGGGACGCCAAAGAATCGGCAAATATCTTCCGAGCCAAACCGCATGGCCTCAAGGAATTGCGACTCATTGGCCGCCACCGAGATGAAGTCAAACTCCCAATCATTGCCGTGGACGAACACGTCGCGGGCAGCAACCGACGCCTTAAACCGATCCTTGACTAGCTCGGCATCGTCTTTGTCGATCTTCTTGGCGGTGTTCTTGAGTTTGCCGCTCGGCATGGATCCGTTAGCGAACCAATCAAGCGCGAATTGTTGCGCGCTCAAATACTGACCAATGCTCATTGCCGCGTAGGCCAGCGGGCTTAAACCAATCGGCAAGCCCGGTGCCGTCCATTGCTTCTCATGCCAAATCTGTGACCGCTCGAAACGCTGCCCGTTGATGCGCCAAAACTCGTCACCGCCCTGGCACACGTAGGTTGCCTGCTCCATCGGCGCAAGCTCAATGCGTGCCGGTTTGCCGTCAGCGGCAAACGCGGTGATGACTCCCACCGTGTTGCCGTAGCGGTCAAGGTCAATTTGTGAGGAATAGCGCCACTCAGTTGAGAGGCAATCAGGCCCACCGGGTTGCGTAATGATCTCCGGCGGATTCACCAAGACGTTGATGCCGCCCACGTTGCGGAATACGTCCACGGGCAGCGTTGAGATTAGGTCAGCGCGTAGCCGTAAACAGGCCCAGACGGCCGAATGCGCTAGTGCCGATTCGGCATTCACTGTCACGTTGCCGCGCCTCGAGCCGTACCGCTGGCCGATTAGTTCGGCGGCGGTGCTCAACTCGCGCTTAAATAGCAGGCTCATGCCCTGCCCGCCACGTAGCTGAGCGCCAAGAACGGCAGCGCCGCAAGAATGCAGCCCACACCGACACCGACGCCGCCGCCAATCAGTGTGCCCGCCACGATGGCGACACCGGCCGCGAACAGCACGCACGCGAGAATTTCCAGAAGCGTTGTAACCACGCCCGTGCCTTTCCGTCAGTAAATCGAATCGGCAACGTCATAGTTGCCCGGCTCAAGCTCAATGAATCCAAACAGCGCCAGCGTTGCCGCCACGAGCGGCGTAATGTCGTGGCTCGACCCTTTGCGCGTCCACGCCCACCGCTCACCGAGCGGGCGGCGCTTAGCGTTCGCCAGGGCAAGGTTGAGGCTCGACTCATCGCGGTGGCGCAACGTGGCGTCAATGACGGCCGTTTGGAATAGTGCGCACGCGTTGGCGAGTTGGTCAGCATTTGTGACCACCACGTTGTGCCCGGCAGCGGTCAGGCGGTCAATCAGTGACGCGCCCGCGCTTTTTGCGTCAATGACCACGCCCGCCGGTGACCACTTCTCGGCCAGTTCGACTAGGCGCGGCTCAACCCAACTCATACCCGAGCCGGTGGCAACAGTCTCGACGTGATGCAATCCCGCCGCATTCATTCCGCACACCGAAATTGCCGAGCTCGCGGCGTCGGGCCCGACATCAACAGCAAAGACGACAGGATCCAACGGAGTCGAGTCCTCATCAGCGCACGCGTGCCACGCCGCCACATCAATGACCGCGTTACCGCCAGTCGGTGCCCAAATACCGAGGCGCTCACGGGCGAATTCGGCGTCAGGCAGGGCGGCACGTTCACGGGCAATAAACTCAGTCGGGATACGGATACCCATTGCCGGATTAGCGGCAGCCCATGCGGCCCGGTCGTCAAGGTCAGCGCCCGGCTCGGCGCTCCATTCGAGATATGCGAGCGTTTCGTCACCGGTTAGGCCACGTTCACGCACGGCGGCCAGCTGCGTGCTTGTGGCCATGCCCGCGCTCGACGCGTACCACACTTGAGGGTTAGGACGTGCCGCCAACGTGGGCAGCAACGCGGCCATATCCTCGGCGTTGAGGTTAAATGCCTCATCAAGAATGACGCAATCACCGGTAAATCCTCGACCGCTCGAGCGGCTACGGGCCACGAAACGCAACCGCTGCCCGGTCGTCAGTTCCACGCCTTCATCACCGTGGGAGCGTGTCACCGTTTTAACGCGCTTACGCATCCAGTCGGTGTTCTCAATCAGCGTCAGGATGCGCCGGAATCCCTCGGCGGCGGTCTTAAATTGGTGCGCAGAATGCAAAATGAGCTGCTCATCAAACAGGAACAGGCCCGCCAGCTCGCGGGCCTCAAGAATTGACCCCTTGCCGTTTTGCCTGCCCACAATCGTGCAAACCTCAAACGCTGACCACGTGCCGTTGGCTGCCTCGCCTAATCCTTGCTCAAGGGCGAACGCCTGCCACGGGTCGAGGTGCAGCCCGACGCTGGCCGCCAATTCGACGGCCTCGCGCCCCGCGCTGGATCCAAAGTTAGGAACGGTGCAAACGCGCGGCCGGGTGAAACTAGGCGCGGTGACGCTTGGCACGTCGTGCCTTGAGTTCATCGGCCTTATCACCGGCGGTGGCTTGCGGTTTACGTCGCGCATCGGCAACGGCTAGACGCAACTCGCGGGAGACTTGCGCGTGCTCGCTGCCCGATAGTTCGCCGCCGTCGAGAAGGCGCGCCAGGACTAGCGCCGCTTGGCCCTCGGGGGAGGAACAGGCGGCCCCAAGGTCAGCCGTTACAGCCTCGGTCACATTCATTAGCCCACCAATGCCAGTTGCTCATTGCCGCCACGATTCTTACGCGCGCGGTTGCATCCCCAATGCGATAGGCGCAAGTTTGCCAACTCATCGCCGCCGCCTTGGCTGCGTGGGATTAGGTGATCCACGCTCGGGCCTCGGTCGCTGCCCGATGGCCCCGACTTTAGAGAAACGTCCACCTTGCGGCGGCAAATGCCGCACCGGAAAGAATCACGCACCGCGAGGTAATTGATTAGGTTGCGCAACGCACGCGCTGCCTGCGCCGTGTCCCGGTTCGGCAACTCATTGCGAGACGTGTAGTAAAGCCCAAGCACTTTTGCGCCCGCGCGCTTCACATTGGCGCGGGTACGGCATTCCGAGCCGCAATAGACATACATCCTGTGTAGCGGGCTACGGGTAAACCATTGCTGGCACCACCTGCATTGCCCGTAGCTAACGCGTGAGCGTGGCGCGCTTGCGCGCTTGCGCCGCTGATACTCAAACCCGCATTGGCGTGAACAGCATTTGCCAGCGTCTTTTGACGGCTTGCGTTTAAACGTGATGCCGCAAACGGCGCAAGTGCGCAGATGGGTAGCCGCAAAACACTCTCTACTGCAATGCCTCGGGCTTGGCCGGTCTGGCCTATTGCGCGCCATGAAGGGCGAGCGGCAATGCGCGCATATCTGCTCAACGTAGCGCGCCGCATAGCAACTCGCGCATTGGCGCGCCTTGCCATCGGATCCGACAGGCTGCCCACATTTCTTGCACGGTGCCTTGGCCGCGCCGTAGTCGCGCGGGTTGCCCGAGTCGCGAGCCTTGGCATATGCCGCGCGGGCATACGCCGCGCGCCTAGCTTTGCATTCTGCGCATTTGCAGATGGAGCGGTGTTTCATGGGTGAGCCCCCACGTTGATGATCTTGCTGAGAATTGGCGGCGGGAAATATGGGCAGG